CTTCAGGAACAGCACTTCCACCACCAGCATAATATACTGCTGTTGAACCATCAGCAATATTATATTGAAGACCATCACCACCTGCGGCTTCACCACCAGGCTCAGCTGCACCACCACCAGCAGAAGATTGAGCATTATTAGCACCGCCAGATGCTTGAGCTGGCCCACCATCAGTTCCATATGTTCCTGCTAAATTAACTGTTCCACGAACAGGAGTTGGCACAGTGCCTTCTTCAGGTATACCGCCTGGGTGTCCTGCTGGTTCTGGTAAACCAAAAGGAGTAGCAGGATGATTATCATTTTGTGTTGATTCACCACCAGCATTTGTAGGATACTGTGCGGCACCACCACCAGAACCTCCGTGATTCCAATATCTATTTGAACTAAACCAATCACTAGTTGGTGAAGCTGCACCATAAGGGTTTGAATATGCATCACCTCTACCGCCACCTTCACCTACGATTGTTCCTGCCGGACCAATAGGACCAAAAGATGAATCTTCACCAGCATATACATGCCCACTATGTGGAACAGTTCCACTATAATTACCTTGAGGTGGAGAATATGATGGAGATGGCACATGGTATGCTGTCCAAGATAATGCTGGATTATTCATAGGATTTAAACCACCACCAGACCCCACATAAACTGAAACAGTGCCACCAGCTGGAACAGGTTGATTAGTTAAATATGTAAGACCACCAGCACCACCGCCGGCACTTTGTGTATATTGGTTAGTATTCGCACCAGCACCTCCACCGCCAACGACTAATACATCAACAGATGTTGTTAATGCAGGCACACTATAAGTTGCTGGTCCTACAGTTGTAAATGATTGTCTAGGTGCAGTAGGCCCAGGAAATGGATTAGGACCATCTAAGTTAGAATAGAAATCTGAACTTGAGTCATAAAGTGCATTAGTATTTTCACCTGTATCAATACCACTCTCGTCATTAAATTCATCAACAACTCCGTCAACTAAATTAAATCTAGTCAGGCCTTCATTTACAGCCATTTTAAATCCAAGTAAACCAATATTAAATGCATTTGAACCTACAACACTTAAATCTACTTCAGTAAAACCACTAACACCACCAAAGGCTTGATTAGCATTTCCTGGTAAATTTAATTTAGTTCTACCAATGGCTGCAGATGGACTTATATCTGCATTTATTATTGAGTTGTCTATTATTTTTGATGATGTAACAACATTATTTTCTAAAGACGAATTTGGAGTTTGAGTTCCAGGCGTGAACATTTGTGGATTTACTTTTGTAGTACTCATTAGTCATTCTTCTTTAACATTCTTTGTAATTCAGCAGTAGAACCTACAAACAACGCATTAGTTACATTTTTTGGACCTTTGTCAGGTACTTCTTTTAATTTCTGCATCTTTAGATGTAAATCACCAAGTTTCTCTGTGACATCTGCAACATTTTTTATGAGTTGTCCAGCAACCTCATATGTTCTTGGATGTTCACTTTCTCTAGCTAAATCTAATATACCATCTATTGCATCTTGTCCTCTTTCAACTAACTGATAAAAATTTTGTCTTTGGTATTCAAAATCATTTTCGTTAGTTTCTTTTTTTTGTTCCACAACAGTTGTTTTTTCTTTTACAGTTTTATATTCTACAGCTGGTATCGTTGTTGCACCCAATAATTCTTGGTCTAATTTTTGTGTCATTTTACTCATATTACCCCTTAGGATATTTTTCTTTTACTGCTTTACAGGCTGCGATATAAGAGTCAATTTGTTCCTTATCATCTTTAACAACACCATCTAAATAATCGGTGAAAGGTGGATATTCTAATTCTCGTTTTTCTGAATAAGACATTGCAGAAAAAACTTCTTCATCTTTTTTTGCTATAATTTCTTCTGATTCTTTTTTTGTGATTTGTGTCAGACCATCTTTGATATAACTATCTTGAGAACCATCTTCTTCAAACGCATAAATCTTATCATTTTTATCTTTAAAATATTTCATTATTTTAACTCCCACCATTCTGAAACAGAACCATACATATAATATTCATAAGTTGACCCTGCTGGCACTACAACTGAAATACACGGCCCACAACTACTACTACTAAAACGAGCATAATTGTTTGCAACATCAGCACCATCTATCTTAACTGAACAATACGCAACAGCTTGAATATTATGACTTGCTATTACAAAAATAGGACGGCCAGTTGAGTTTGTGTATTCAACATTTTTACTTCGGTTAGAAGTTTCTTCAGTCCAAGTCTGACCAACACCCAATGCAATATCCTCACCACCACCAGTACCCCCAATAGCAGTTGCATCTAGAACATCATTGTGTAGAACCTTTGACCCAGCATTAGAACTTGAACCATCCGTACCATCAAGTAAAAGATTATCACCAGCATCTGCTGCTGTATCTAATAATACAGTTGAAACACCTGTCACTTCACCAAACTCTATACCAGTATTGGCATCATTAATTTTTAAAACTAATCCTGCACTACCACCACTACGAGAAATCTTTGCAGGTGTAATAGCTTGGTCTTCTATTGCAGCTGAACCAAGTCCAGTAGATTTTATATCAGCTGTTTCTATTGTTCCATCTTTTATAGCTCTACTTAATATTGTTCTTATTGGCACGGTATTCTCCTACTCTTATTTATTCGTCACTATCCGTACTTGGGTTATAATCTTTTGCATCTGTAAAGAATGCAGTTGTTTCATTAAAACCAAAGTTATCATCAAACTCTGCCGTGACAGGGTCTGGTGTGACAGTATATCTTTGTTCTCTTTTAGGTGATTTATCTGGCATATCTGTAAACTGGTCAACTTGCACAGATTTGATAACAGATTGTGAAGTAACTGGTCCATACAAATAAAATTTTGCTGTAAAAGATAATGTATAGATGATTGCTCGTCTTGCTGTAAAATCACCTTCATAATTATCTTCGTAATCAATACCAGTTAATACAATAGGAACATCTCTTTTTTGTTCCATATCTAAATTATCTCTTACTGTAATCGTATATTCTGGTTGAAAGAAAGGTAATATTTGTTCTATAATTTGTAATGCATCATCACCACTTTTAGATATTACAAATAATTGTAAATCAACATTATAAGGTACAGGCATATATTGTGAATCTAATTTACTAGCACCTTTTGCACTTTTCTTTCTTATTTTTGTAACACGATTTAATTTTCTAGTTGTATCATATGATAATGTTTGTATTTCAAAAGCAATTCTAGGTAAAGTAATTGCAGTTGCTTTGTTCAAACTAGCATCTTCTCTAATTCGTGTGAGAAACTTTTGTTTAGGTCCATAAGCTAATGGAACTTTCATTGATTGTGTAATATTTCCAGAACTATTTTTTTTAACAACTTGAATGTTATTAAATATTGTTCCAAATGAAACAATTATTTTTCTGATTGTTTCGTGATAAAATTGTTGTCCTAACATTATGATTCCTTCCCAGCATCACCAAATGGATTTGACTCTGTAAAGTCAAGTATTGTGTTGTCTAGTCTATCAAACTCTTCGTTTTGTGCCTTCTCATCTATTGTATCAACACTAAAGTCTTCATTTATTACATAATGACTTTCTTCATTTAGTTCGGTTATTGTACCAGTAAATGCATTGTTTATACCAGTAATCACTTCGTCTTTTACAAACCTTCCAGTTATATATTCAAAGTGTATAGTGTTACTATTTATTTGTTTAATATATGCTTGTCCACCACCAGCTGATGTGATTACTTCATCTATTTCAAATAGACCTGTTTCATCTTTAACTGTAATATAGAAAATATCAGAACTTTCAAGCATCAATGATGTAGCACCAAATTGTGTTTCTGAAATTAAATTATCACCAGCATCAGAACCACCACCATCTGTTCTATCTAATAATAATAAATTACCATCTTCAAGTGCAATTTCTTCTGTGTATGTTCCACTCTGTTCTAATGTAAATTGATATGATAATAAATCTAAACTACTATCAGCTTCTATTTGGTCAATTGCTGTAACACCAGTATCAAGTGCCTCACTACCATATTCAAATAATCTACATTTTAATTTATAAACTGGATTGTTATCTAATTGAAAGAACGGCTCATCGTGGTCCACAAAACTAATTTCAAACATCTTACCAACGATAGGATGATATACCAAATCACCCTCTAATGGTCTATCTGCATCCGTAGATTCGTCTTCATTGACAAGATAAGCACTCTCAGAGATGGTTGTTCCATCTTCTAGTAATAATGCACCAAAGGTTTCACTAGTACCTGATTCTAGTATAACTTGTTTAGTAATATCTTGAAATCGTTCTTTACTTACAACAAAAGTTACTTCATCTTTTATATCTAAACCAAATTTAGATACTAATTCTTTTTCACCCTCTAGACCACCTTCTGCATTTTCAATATACATTTCTATAAGTTGTGATTCTGAAAATGTTGATGAATTGTCTTCACCAAACAAAGTATCTTCGTTGACAAAAGTTCTATTTACATAATAGACATCATGCCCGTGGATTTGTATTGCTTCTTTGACTAAATCTTTATAGAGATTTCTTTCAGCAGCTATTGATGTTTTATTGCTATCGTGGAAAAACTTGTTTACTGCCATAACTTATCCAATCATATAATTTACAGGTAATTCAAATCCAAGTTTTATTTCCTCTTCTAACTTATTAATCTCATCAAGTGCTTGTTGATATATAGTTTCACCATTCATAGTAACACCACCTAACATTTGAACACCATTAAACTTTGAAAGATTTGCACCCCATTGTTTTTTAATTAATGCAGTCGCATATCTTTTAAGATACATATCGTCATAAATGTCAGTATATGTGTCAGGATTTATTTTACGATAACATTCAATTAATAGAAAGTCACCATTGTTAAAATCTTTTTCCATATCTGTATGAATATATAAACGATTTTGATGTTCTTTAAAATCAATAGGCATCTCACCAGTTAATATATGGTCTAAAAAATCTAAATGCCTCATTGTCATTTCGTAATGTATAATTGATGTTGAACTAAAATCATATAAATCATTTAATCGTAATTGATAACGAACATCAAACAAATTTGTTGTGAGTTTATCTGTTAATGGAAAAACTTTGATTACAGAAAGAACTGAGTCTGGAATTGGTAAATAATTTTCTTGTTGAAGGAAATCTGCAGTGATAGAATTATCAACTTTATCTGTGGCAGTCACAGCAGCTTCGTTGGTTCTCATTCTTGCAATTTCTTCAGTTGTTAGTTGATGTTTAAGATATACTCTCTCTACACCATCATAATGATATTTTGCAAAATATTGTAAGGCCTCATCTACTCTATCATCAACTTGGTCATCAGATACATTGATATCAATGACACCTTTACCAAGTGACCTTAGACAATACTCTTTAAATGTTGCTTTTGAACTTGGAACTGCCATAATTAATCCTTTTTATAACTATTTATAATAAAAATGGATTGGATTATGTTAACATTGTGTCATTATACTGCTGTTGGTGCAAATCCAGCTGAACCACCAATCACCTCATCTGCCCATGCCATAAAAAAATATTTAGAACCATCAGTATTTACATTTGCACCAGAAGCTTCTATCTTAAACCCATTACTATGAAAATGTACTCTATTACTAGAAGTATTATTATCGTTTGAATTAGTATCTAATCCAAAGCCAATAACATCATCTATTGGATTTTCAATAGTGGTGTCAGTTGTTTTATTTTTATTATCAAAAAAAACAAATGGTGTTGATGCACCGACTTTTTTAATTATTACTAAAGCTGGCTTAAAACCACACATAACCTTAGGTCCATCTGCGTTACCATTACCCTCATAATGATTAAATCTTGTGAATCCTGGTGTTTCTGACCATATCCATAAATGATTATCTTCTGTGCCATTTACTGTCCAATCGTCTTCAGCTGCTATCACAGAACTTGTGTTATCATAACTTCTTGCATCATCAGTAAAACTTCCGTTAGTAACAAAGTCATCTTTCTTACCTCTTGCATCAGTTCCACTTCCGTGAAAATAAGAATCTTCATTAGCTTCAACTAAACTAACTTCTACTGCTCCAGAACCACTTACAGGTTTTTTCCAAACCATAGTAGGAGTAGTATTTAAAAAATGTGGAAATGTATCACCATCAGTAGCACCACTTATTCTCATATAACAACAACCAGCAACAGTATTTACTGATACTCTTTTAATGTGTTCTAAACCACCAGTAAAACTTGCACTAGGGGTATGAGATGATTGTAAAGTTCCGTCAATAGAAATACTATTAGCTGTCATAGCACCAGATGTTGCAGTATTGTCTGCTGTTGCGTTTCCTCCAAATTTCCAACACCATGCCATATAGGTATCATTATTTAGATTATGTCTAGTATTATCACCTTCTGAATCAAGTGTAAATCCGTTAGAGTCCATAGATTTAACGGCACCAGTTGTTGCATCTGATGCATAATGTGCAACTGCAGTTGTAAGAGATGGATAAATTTCTGAAGATATTTTTGTGCCACCAGTTTGTGCGTTAATAAAAATACTATACAAAACAAAAGTGCCCCCATTGTCTTGAGTTTTTCCACGATTTTTAATTAAAACAACATCTGGTTGCATACTTACAGCTGTTTCATCAAATGTAATCGCATTACTATTACTACCAGTTCCAGAATATTTTTTTACTTTAAAATGTGCTTGTGGTGCATCAACCGTTGTATATGCCATTTATGTCTCCGTAATTATTTATCCGTATAAATCTACATTTTTTGTGCAAATAGCATAATATCCAGACGGAACAGTATATTCAAATGTACCAAAACCAGAAGCATCATTGGTTGCACTAGATACTGCAGTACTTCCAAATCTACCATTACCAAAATTAAAATGTACTAAACCTGTTCCAGATGAATGAACTCTAGCAGCTCCTGCAATTGAATATAAAACTTTACCGTGATAATTAGTGCTTGCTGTATTTTGTGCAATACTAGTAGCACCAGTTCCGGTTGCACCACTAGTAGGGTCACCACTAGCGTTCCAGGTTCCATTTTTTCCGCTATAAAATTTATTGTTATCTAAATCAATTGCAATCATTAATATATCACCATCACCAAATCCAGCTATATTAGTTTCTGTATAACCACCTGCACCTGTCCAAACTCTTCCTGCTCCTCCAGATGATGTATAATATGCAATTGCTCTATTAGCAGTGGTAGAAGCATCACCGATATATCTTGATGTATTGTAAGCATTTTTTGAATACTCTACATAATCAACTAAACCAACAAAAGCTAATGTTGTTGACCCTACAACTTTTACTTCAAAATACCATTTACCTTTTGATAATGGAAGATTTATTGGAGTGGTTTCCCAATTGCTTGTGGATGTTGATTGTAAACTATTACCACTATTGAGTATTTCTTGTCCCCAAGATTGTCCATTTAATGTTGTACTATCAAATGTTGCAAAGTTATTATTGGGAGTATCAACAGTTTTTTTAACTGTTCCTGATGCAGTGAAATTATTGCTATTACCTGAAGAGTCTAATCCAATGTTAGAGGCATCAGCAAACTTTAAATAAAAACCATTATTACCATAAGAAACGCTTTCTACACTTTTTGGTACCCAGGTACCAGAGGAATCAGAAAATTCACCAAATTTAGTTTCATCATAGACAGACCCATCTATTGCATGAACTTCTGCCATCTGCATTTGTCCCGCTCCTAAATTACCATTAGCACCACTTTTACCATAGTTAACATAAGTTCTTGGACCACCACCACCACTTTGATTATTGAATAGATAAAAATCTAAATTTTGAGATGGATAATAGTTATAGGTTCCATGCGTATCTGTTATTCTATTACCGTTAATCCAAACTTTTAATCTGTTGGATGCAGTAGCTTGAGCTGTGTCAATTGCAACAACTATATGATACCAAGCTGTAGGGTCGTTCAATCTAAAATTTGTTAACCAAAGACAGCCAGTAGTAGAAACATCTGCGCCACTTGAATTTTGAAATTGAACTTGGAATCCGTTTTTTAAATTTTCACCTCCTTGGTCAATATTATTTTGTCTTATAAACAAAACTCTATGATTACTTGAACTATTAGAAGCTTCATTACCAAAAAATACTATTTGTTCACTATCTAAAACTCCAGTCACTTTGGTCCACCAAGATAATGTAGCTTTCTTAGTATTAGTTGCTGCTGTAGAAGGTGTTCTGTGTAAGTATGTTAATGCCATTTTTAATCCTATCTATACTATGGAATGAATTGACCACTTTGTTCAATTCCACCAGTTACTGTTAAACTAAATGCTCTATCGGCTGTTTGGCTTTCTCCATCAGTTAATCTTATTGTAAAATTATATGTGGTGCTTGCAGAGACATTTGGAGCTGTACCTGTGATTGCACCTGTTGAACTATTTAAAGTTAAATTCATAGTTGAACTTGGTGTATTGCTATTAGAAGTTAACACACTTGTTGTTTCACTATATGCAACTGTACTATCAGATGAACCTGAAACTGAAATACCACTTAAGGTTGCACCAGCAAGTATTGTACCCAGAGAACCAGCACTAGTTGACCAAGATGGTGCCTGTGAGATTGAAAGTAATGCACTACTACTTCTTACGGCAAGTCCATCATTATTTTCTACTCTTATATAGTAACTTGCTTGGGTAGACTCATTAAATGTTGCAACTATAGTCGTTGCATTTGTAAATGTAACAGCAGAAGGTGTAATTATTGCACCAGTTGAACTATTGATAGCATTGACTATCGGAACAGAAACGAATCCAGTTCCTGTAATTGTAATTGCTGTTGATGTGCTTGGAAGAGCTATAGAAGGACTAATACTAGAAACTGTTGGAGCAGTTCCACCACCTGATTGATTAACAAATGATAGTTGACCAGAACCATCAGTTTTTAATACCTGGTTTGCACTACCATCTGATGTAGGAAAACTCAATCCATCTAATATTATTTTACCACTTCCATTTGGTGTTATAGAAATATTACCGTTAGATGCAGAAATTATTGAATTACCATTAACATCTAAATCACCACCTAACTGTGGTGAAGAATCAGCTGCAAGACTTGCTATACCACTACCACCAGAAATTGTAGAAAATGAAAGATTACCAGAACCGTCAGTTACTATTGCTTGACCATTTGTACCGTCAGACGCTGGGTAAGTAATACCTTTTAATATTACTTTACCAGTTCCATTAGGTGTTAATGTAATATCGCCATTAGTATTTGTTGAACTTATCACATTACCATCTATGGTTATGTTATCTACATCTAAACTTGTAATACCATTTAAGTCTGTTTGTGTACCACCTAAAGAAATACTATCACTACCGATTGTTATAGATGAATTGCTTAATTTAGAATTACCAATACTACCAGCAAGTTTAGAAGCAGCAATACTACCAGCCAACATTGTATTTGTAACTGTACCACTATCACCAGTTCCTATTAAGTTACCAGTTGATGTTGGTAGTGTTAAAGTTATGTTACCAGAGTATGCAGAATGAGCTGCAGATTGTAATTGTGTATAATGTGCATTAGAAGACTCACAATATAATTTAATGTTTGATACCGAACCAGAGTTTTTAAGTATGATTTCACCAGATTGAATATCTACATTACCATCAAGTCTAACTTTACCAGTACCGTTTGGTGTTATTTGTATATTTGCATTAGATGTAGAAACTATAGAATTACCATTTACATCTAAATCACCACCGAGTTGAGGTGATGTGTCGCCGGCAACACTTGTAATTGCAGTTGTGGCAAATGTTAATGTATCTGTTCCAGCTGTAGTGGTTACTGTCATACCAGTACCAGCTGCAATAGTCAATGTATCTGTTGCACCATCAGCTACTACATTATCTTGACCAGAAACAGAAATAGTTTTAAATGCTTCACTTACACTACCCGAAGCAGTTGATGTTATTGTTACAGTATCGTTAGATGCATTAGTTGTCAAAGTTATATTTGAACCAGCTGCAAATGTTAAAGTATCTGTTGTACTATCAGCAGCTATATCAGATTGACCAGAAACAGAGATTGTACTAAATGCATTTTGATTTGCTTCACCACTTCCACCAGATACAGTTGCAAAAGTAATATTACCAGAACCATCTGTTCTTAGAACTTGGCCAGTTGTACCATCTGATGTTGGAAAACTTAATCCGTCTAATATGACTTTACCAGTACCATTGGGTGTAATAGAAATATTACCATTTGTATCTGTTGAAGTAATAGAGTTACCATCTATTGTAATATTATCAACATCTAAAGATGTTATACCATTTAAATCTGTTTGTGTACCACCAAGAGATACTGAGTCTGAACCTATTGTGATTGATGAATTACTTAATTTAGAATTACCGATACTACCAGAAAGTTTACTAGCTGCTATAGAACCAGCTAACATTGCATTTGTGATTGCACTATTTGCTATTGAAATTGCACCAGAAGAAAGTGTTATACCACTACCTGCACTTAAATGTGCTCTTACTTCAGCTGCACTTGGGCCAGTATAAGTTAAAACACCAGTAGAATTATTATAAGATAAAGAACCATCACCACCAGAGTCTGTTACAGATATTGCACCTCTAGCATCACTATTTGCATATTGTGTGATTGAAGAAGTAACAGTTAATGTATCTGTTGATGCATTTGTAGTTAAGGTAATACCAGAACCAGCTGCAAGTGTCAAAGTATCTGTTGTTCCATCTGCAGCTATATTTGATTGACCAGATACTGCAATAGTTGAAAATAGATTCTGCGAACCTCCACCTCCACCAGCTACTGTACCAAATTCTAATGCATTTCCAGCATCATTAACTTTTATTACTTGACCTGCAGAACCTAATGAAGATAATCCGGTACCACCGTGAGTGTGTGATATGGTGTCACCAGATTGAAACTCTGACAATCCAGTTGCAATATTACTATCATTAAAGACTGCTCTTACTGGAGTTTTATTCGCCATATTTAAAACCTAAAAAGTATTCCATCATCACTACCAGTTGAAAAATCTGGATTTGATGAACCATCTGCTTTAGTGAATGTTTTAGTATCACTATAAACAAATTTGTTTGGTGTACTAGCAGTAAAAAAGAAATCTGTATTTTTTGTCGTTAATCCACCTGCAGCAGAAAAGAAAGGTGTTCGTCTACCTATCTGACCTGGTTTACCACCTCTTGTAGTGGCAGGAAACACAGCAACTTCTTGAATTTTATCATCTTCATCTGTGATTGCTAAACCACCACCAGATGATGTTTTTATTTTTGTATCACCTAAATTAATCGTTTCACCCGAAACAAACAAACCAGCAAACTTTTTAGATGCTGAACCTAAATTATATGTGTTATCTGTTTCTGGTATAATATCTCTACTATGTATAGTTGTTTTTGGTCTATCACCTATTCCACCACCACCTATTGAACCTAATTGTTTAGAAACAATATCTTTAAAGCGAATAAATTCTTTTTTTAAACTATCTAAATCAACAATTTTTTCTTCTCTTAAATCAATACCTGTTTTATGTGAAATTTTAGAGAGTGATTTTAATATTTCATCTTGTTTAACTTCTTTGATTTTTTCTTTATGTTCTTTTTCTTTATTAACTGGTTCAACTAGTAATTCTTTTTTCTCTATTATCTCTTCTTTAATTTCTTCTTTTTTTATTTCAACTTCAGGCTGTTTTAATAATAATTCATTAGCTTCTTGAACAGAAACTTTTATTTTTTCTAGTTCGTTTTGTTTATCATCAAATAATAAATTTTCAAGTTGTTTTAATTTTTCTGATTCTTCTTTAAATTTTATTTTATGTTCTTGTTTTTGTTTTTTCTTTTCTTCTGCAAGAGTTTTAAATAAGTCTTTTAGACTTACATCATCAACCACCTCTTTTTTAGGAGCTTCTACAATTTTTTCTTTTTTAACTTTTTTTGCACTAGATAATAGTTTAAAAAAATCATTGAGTTCAGTTGCCATTATAATTCCTTCTCTCAATATTTATAAGAAAAAAACACTAAGTATTTTTTGCAGTGCCATCTAAAGTTAAAATACCTTTAGCATCGTGGCCCTCTCTATCCTCTTTAAATTTTCTGTCTTTTTTAAAATAAAATGATACATTTCCTGATACACTTACTCTCAAACCTTTCTTACCTTTTAATTCTGATAAATTAGGTTCCACTTCGTGTACTGCCCAAGACGGAAACATAATTAATCTACCTGGAATAGGTTTCCAATACACCTCATTTAAAAATTCTCTAGGTTTCATTTCTTGCCAATCTTTTGACCAAGATTTATAAGGATACTGAATTGAAATCGCTTGAGCCCTAGGGTCTGTAAACCATATTTGTCCACCTTTTTCTGGAACTTGAATGTAATAAACAAAACTTAAATGAGAACCTGGATGAGTATGACTACGATTGTGTGCACCAAATTGAGATACATTGGCCCACATATTATCAATGACTGGTTCTGTATCTGGATTAAGTTTCATTATTTCGTGAACTCTTTGACCAACTTGAAGAGCAAACATGCCTAAATCTTCATACTCTTCTCTCATATGCATGTCTACTGCACTATGCCATCCTCTAGAGTTAGAACGAACAATACCATTATTGTCATCTTCTCTCCATTTGTAAATATGTTTTAACCACTTTTTATTTTTTTCTTGATAATCTAAAATATCAATATAATGAAATGCAGTAGGAAACCACATCTCTGTAAAAACTTTACCTCTAGAAGCTAAAGGTACTTCTGTAGCCATTTTATCAAAATTCATTATTTATAACTAGGACCGTGAATCCAACCTTCAATACAATTTCTCACACCTTTTGTAACTTTTGTAACACGCCAAGGAACAAAAGATGGAAATACAATTATTTGACCTTTTTCTCTAAACAATTTATTATCTGTATTCATATTCAATAATTGAATATGACCACCATCATAATCTTTTGTATCAGATAATTGTATGATAACTGTTAGTTTACGAAATGGTGCATTATTACCTATGTCTATATGCCAATCATAAAATGATTTATTTTTATATTCAACTATTTGAGGATTGTCTGCTTGAAAAAAACCAGCAACATCTAATTTAAAATTTTGTTCATTTGCTTGTTTGACTATTTCTAATATTTTAAGATAGGGCCAACCCTTAT